GAATAGGTGGATTTCCAAGTTATGGTACGTTTCCCAAAACCACCATGCAAAGTGATTGTGTTGGGTACTACCGCGACAGAATGATCCTCATAAGTGACAACGAAACTTCTTGAGATCTTCCTTCGATCCATCTCATCAATCAAGCGCTTACGCGACCGCCTAGCAAAAGCCTCATTCATAATGATCAGCGGGACCCTGTTATCACGACAAGCCCTTAGTGCTGTTGAACGATTGACAGGACCACGAAACGAGGCTATGGCGTTTATTGCCGCTACATTGGACCTGACGCAATTTGCCAAGGCATAACCGAAGCACCCCCCGTTACGCTCCCGGATGGTGTATTGTCTTGGTTCATTACTACAAAGCTCAGGCGGCAAGGCGTCAAACGGCAGCCTCGCAACAGCCAAAGCTCTCGTCCACAAGTCAAAAACAACGACAGGATCGCCACCCCACACTTGACAACGAGCTTCAGCATATGCCTGTAATCCATGTCGTGCAGCAAGGTTCTGTATCCGTTGGGCGTCTGCAGCAATACCAGCGTGTTGTATCTGATTTCGCTTGCGATGCGCATATTTGAGTATCGTGCGCAACGCCTTGTATACAACCATCCGATGTGGGAGCACTGCACGGCTGATGAACGTAACACCATTTTTCCTTTGTTCCCGTTCCTCAACCTTCCAGGTTAGGCCCTTGTTCGCCATCAGTTGATCATTCAAACCCTTCACACGCCACTCGGGTTCTCTGTCCATCGTCACATCATCACCGCTTTGGCAAATGCGCACATCCAAAAGACGTGCAACACTAATCAATGAGCTAAAAGCCATGATCTTGTTGATAATGAGCGTCCAAGGATCACCCGATGCCAACGCCTTGCAAAGGACAAACTTGAAGGGAGAACCCATCATCCTAACCTTTCGTTCATTCCTTATCTCACGAGCCAGCATACCAAGCCCAAGCTTGTCCGCAGCCATCTCCAGAAAAATGGAGGCGACTATCACATGCACTGGTTTATGAGACGAGTCTTGCTTTTCAATATCTAACTCAAAAGAATGTTCAAAAGTTGCTAGAAAATCCTCAACTTCTTGTTCTCGAAGACCGACCGGAGATAACTTGCCCACCCTCATTGACCTAGCCCATGCGTGTGTCAGGGCATCGCAGGTATCTGCAAAAATGGCTTGTTGCATATCGCTAGCAGACACAACACCCTGAGCCTTCAGTTCTGAGGGACCATTCTTCATCTCCGATGGTTTTTTTGCAAATTCTGGCTTCAAGAATGCAAAAGACAATGTTGATGCAGCCGTCTCATAGTTAGCATAACAACCGTCAATTGCTTGTTGCCTAGACTGCCGTGTGATTGCAGCTCTTCGTGAATTGTTGACATGCGAAAAGAACTTCTTCTTATCCAAGACTTCTTCGAACAACCATTCCACAATTTGCTCAGCGTCAACATAATCTTGTGGCCTACACTTGACATCAGGTACACTGCGAGTCAGCGCTTGCACTTGATCTGCTCCTGGAACATCGCGAGGCTGAAAAGTATAATGGTCAAACTTATCACTATGTGCAATGCCCTCATCTCTGAAAGTGACACCACTAACCAACTCCACATTAGTGCGAATCTCAGAAGTAGACAATGCCTCGCCAGTTTGATCAAAGACTGTGCCTATGATGATCGGATCTGTCAGTGGAACCTCAATCAAGGTACTCTCAGGTAATGCCATTACATGTAAGTGCTCCCATGTGGACTCACTCTCAGCACGTACTTCACAAAAATCCCAAGATGTCCC